CGAGCACCGAGACACCGACGGAGCGTGTCTGCGTGACGATGGACGCCCGCGGCCCGGAGTCGTCCCGGATCACGACGAGCGCCGCCGGAAACACCCCGTCGGCGGGCTCCTTATTCGACACCGCGGCGTCGAGCCCGGCGCCGGGCAACACGACGTCGCGGACGAACCCGCACAGCCATGCTTCAAGATCAGGCGGCAGCAGCCCGGCCATCACGCACCCCCGTTCGGTCAGCGAACGGAGCGCGCCAGCGTGCCCGTTCGGGATTCGACGACCATTGAGTGCCGGGCGGTCGCGACCACCCGATACACGACCCGGTGGGCGGTGTCGTGACGCTCGAGCACGATCCCCCGTTGGTATTCGCCGGTGCGCACCGGAGCAGCCGACCGGGCGCGTTGCAGCGCCCGTGTCGCGGCTTCCCGCGTCACCGATTCCACCCCGGGCAGAAACCCGAGCCGGTTGAAAAACGAATCGTTGAGTTCGACGCGTCCCATTACCCGAGCACCTCCCGCAGCGCGACGACGAGCGTCGGGCGCCACCCGGTGAACGGGTTGACGTCCGTCTCCGGCCGTTCCACGACTTCCCATGTTTCGGTGCCGCGTTCGATGCGGTCCCCGAGCAGCACATCGGCGCCCGGGTCGGTGACGGTGAGCAGCGCGGACACGTCAATGCGGCGCCGTTGCGTGTCGTCGGCGTTGCCCTGCGCGAGCGATGAGATCGACGCGCCGGTGATCGTCAGCCGGTCCGGGTCGGTCCAGTCCGCCCGCACCGGTGCGTCGGCGTACCGGTCGAGCACGCCCCGAGCCCGCAGCCGCACGACCGTCTCACCGGCACCGAACCCGAACCCGAACCCGGCGATGTAGTCCTCGGCGTTCACGTCACGCCTCCCACGTCAGCCGGTACGGCGCCAGGAGGTCCTTCTCCGCCCCGAGCAGCGGGATCGACAGCGGAGCCCCGCCGCCGGTCAGATAGTCGACGCTGGCGCCGTTCACGGATTGCCGGGCGACGGCGCCGGGCGTCGACGCGCCCCGCTTCGCCAGCGACACGATCAGCGCCGCGACGTCGGGGACATCGTCAGCGGTATACCCGTGCGTCAGATGGAGTTTCACGCCCCGCAGCCGGTTCGTGAACCGGCCGCAGCGGAGCTCGATCACCCCCGCCGGGCTCCAGTCGTACTGTTCCGGCGTGAGTTCCACACCGTCGACCGTGAGCCCGAGCACGTCGACGATGTGACCGGACGGGGCGAGCATGGCACGTTGCCCGGACCCGTCCAGCCACATCGTCGTCGTGACGACCGGGGCGACATGCCAGCCGCAGAATCGACGGACCGCGGCGTGCGCGGCGTTCATCCAAAAAGCGGCATCCACGGTCGTCGTCGGTTGGACGATGAGCTCCGGAGCCACGGAGTCTGCAGGCATGACCGCCCCCGTTCGTCACGAGTTCTTCGTTTTGCGCCGCGGCTTCGGCGCCGGAGCCGCAGCGGGCTCGTCGTCCGTTTCCGCGGGGTCGTCGGTCGGCGTAGGTTCGTCGACCGGCGCCGCGGCGGCGGGCTCCGCAGAACCCGCCGCCGCGTCGATGCGGGCAGCCTCGGCCTCGGTCACCTGGACCGTGGTCAGCACACCCGCGACACGCACCGTTCGCAGCACGAGCGCCACGGCGTCACCCACCGGCGCCGACCGTGACCTTCACGAACGCGAGCGGGCGCCGCACCGCGAGCGCGATTCGCTTTTCAGCGAGGATCGTTACGCGGTTCGACACGAAGTCGTCCTCGTTCGTGTTGGTCGCCGCCAGGACGAACGACCCCTTGCTGTACACCGTCGCCGCAGCGGACGCCCCCACCAGCACCGTTCCGGCGTCGATAGCCGGTGTGACGATGATGGGGAGCCCCCAAATACGGGTCGGTTCCGGGACGCCGCCGTTGCCGTACTGACCGATGAACGGCCCACCGGCGAGGTATTGCCCGTTGGCATCCTTCTGCAGCCGGACGGCCTGGAAATCCGCCGGGTTCATAACGACCCCGTCGGCCACCAGCCCCGTCGCGAGCGTGACCTTCTGCCCGGCCCGGAAAATGGCCTCCGACACGTCGTCGGCGTTCGCCGCCGGTTCCGTCTGCAGGCCCGGCCGGTTCAGGATCCCGAGCGGGTTGGTGCCCGTTCCGTCACCGTCGAGCAGCAGAATCTCCTCCGCCAGCGCGAGTTCGGCGAGCAGCCGCGCCTCGATTTCGGACACCAGGAATGCCGCGTCGTCGAGCATCTCCGACGACACCTTGATGAACCCGGCGACCTTCTTCAGGGTTTCGGTGACCGGGTCCCAGCCCAGGTGATGCAGCTGGGGTTTCCGGGCGCCCTCCGCGACCGTCGCGACGTCGCCTTCGAACCCACCGGGCTTTTCGACGAAGTACGTGATCGCGGAGCCGGAGAGGGTGCCCGAGAGCAGCCAATCCGTGATGAACGGGCGGCGCAGGAACTCCCGTACCGGCGTCCGGTCCACGTCCGTGCGCAGCACACCCGGCGCAATGTCGAGCGTGTGCGTGTCGGTCGCGGCCTTGAATTCCGGCGCGGTGAGCGTCAGCCCGCGGTCGATGCCGAGCCGCAGCAGCGCCTTCGTGCCGACGGCGTCGACGAAGTGCGACCCGAGCGTGAGCGCCCGCGCAGCCTTCCCGTCGAACGACGGCGGCACGTCCGGCCCGCCGAGCGCGGCCAGCTGGTCCTCCGCGGAACGGATCGCCACCATGCGCGCCTGAACGTCGGACAGCGACTTCGTCAGCGTGTCCAGCTCGCCGAGCTCGTCGAGCGTGAGCGCCCGATTTTCGGCGTCGGGAGCGTCGATCAGCGTTCGCATCTTCGCAGCGATGCCGTCGCGCTCCGCCATAAGTGCAGCAGTACCCACAGCGATACCCCCTAACGGGTGTCAGGACCCACGAGCGCGAGCACAGCGCGCGCGCGGGCCAGCGATGACTCGGCAGCAGGGGACTTGACCACGACCGGGTCCTCCGCGTTGCCCGCGGGCGTCGACGTCGTGTCGTCGCCCACCGGGTCCTCCGCGTTGCCCGCGTCCGGTTCGTCGTCACCGACGTTTTCCGGGTCGGTGTCACCCGCGGCGGTCGCCGCGGGCGGTTCGGCGGCGGCGGGGTCGTCCCCGCCGTCGTCGGTCGGTGCGGACGCGACCTCGTCGGGTCCGGGAATGTCGACGGGTGCCGTCGTCTCGAGCACGGACGGGTCGACGCCCGCCGCCTTGAACGCCGACAGCACCGCCGCGTGCGCAGCCCGCAGCGCAGCGACCACCGGCTCCGGTGTCGATTTCGCCGCGAGAATTTCCGTGTCGGTGTTCGCCCCGATCGGGACGACCGATACCTCGAACAGCCGGAGTTTCCGAAGCTCGTAGTAGAACCCGTTTTCGTCGGATTCGACGAACGCGGCCTCCTCGATTTCGTACCCGAACGACATTTGCGACACGCGTCCGTCGACGAGCAGCGAGCGCACCCGGTTACCGGTCGACGACGTGAGGTCGAGCGCGACCTTCACGCGCAGCCCGTGGTCGTCCTCGAACGCGGACAACGTCTGCCCGATGTTCATGAACGGGTCGGCGAATTGATGCGCCCACCAGCACGGGATCCCCGAGCCGCCCGGCCCGAAGTCGTCCGCGAGCGTCGCCGCGAACGCGCCCGGAATGACCACGTCGCCGTACGCATCTTTCACGTTGAACACGGACGCGTAGCCCTCGAATACGCCCGTGTCGGGGTCCATGGATTTCAGTTCGAACGGCCGGATTTTCGTTTTCATGCGGACACCTCCCAGCGGTCAGCCGAGCCCGCCTCGGCCACGAACCGCGCGAACGCCTGATCGTTCACGCGGTCGGCGAGCACGGTCGCCTCGCCGTCGGACAGCCCGACGTCGAGCAGGTCCCGCCGAAGTTCTTTCACCCACCGGGCGCGGTCCCACCACGAGCCCCCGGAGGCCCGTTTGGAGCGCACGACGCGCGTCTGCCGTTCCACGAACCGGTCGACGACGTCCTGGACGCTGGTCAGCGATTCGATGCCCTTCGAGCCCGTCGCGGCGCCGCCGTCGACCGGCGACGCCTGCCCGCCCAGAACGACGTTCAGCGGCACAATGAGTTCGTCACCGCCGGGCAGCGGCGCACGGTTGAACAGCGCCCGTGCCTCGTTGCGCAGCAGCCACGGACCCCCGACCGACGCGGACAGCACCTTCGCCTGTTCCTCGAACGACCCGCGGAGTTTCGCCTCCGTGTTGAATTCGACGTAGGTCCCCGCCGGTGCGCCGAGCAGCGGCAACAGGAACGCCGTCAGCCGGTCCTCGATCAGCGTGATCAGCGGCCCGAGCGTGTCGGTGTAGAGCATGCGCCGGAATTCGCGGACGTTCGCAAAGTTCGCGTTGTCGAGCAGCCCGATCATCGTCGGGTTGACGTGGTACACCTGCGCGCACGTTTGCAGCGACAATTTCGTGGCTTCAGCCCACTCGTTCTCCCGCGCCGAAAACCCGGTCGGCCGGAATTCCATACCGTCCTCGAGCAGCGGCGTCGCCCCGGCTTTGTCGCCCCGGTTGCCGGTGAACGCGTCCCACATGCGCCAGAACCGAGAACGGTCGTCGTCGACCCACCGCGGCGCCTCCCGCGGGCGCCACAAGTAGCCGCCGAACCGCCCGCCGCGCTTCCACGTTTGTTTCCGGAACACCATCGCGGCGAACTGTTCCTCCAGCACGAGCCGCAGCGTGTCCACCCGTGACGTGCCATGCGACGGATCCCCGGGCGTGCAGCCCTGGAACCGGATAACCCGGTCCCCGGCGAACGTCAGCGTGCGGCCCTCGGGGGTTTCGACCTTGTACCGTTTCGGCGCGAAGTAGGCGCCGTCCGGGTGTACCCACGCCGTCGGGAACACCCGCAGCGAGTCGTCGTCGAGCACGAACACCGCGGCGTCGTCGTACAGCCCCCATTCGGTCACGAGCACCCCGAGCAGTTCCGCGAACGTCTGCTCGGAGTTCGCCACCCGGAACCGGTCGGCGATCGGCCCGGTACGGACCCGGTGCGCGTTGCCGTCGGCGTCCCGTTCGTACACGTGCAGCGACAGCTGCGACATTTGCCGGGCGAGAAAATCGACGACGGTCCGCAGGTGAGGCTGCGCTTTCCACATGTCCGCCGGAGACAGCCCCTCGATGCCGCGGAGGTAGTTGTCCGCGTCCATGAACGTCAGCCCACGCACCTTCATGCGGTGCCCGTCCCACAGCTGCACCTGCCCCGTCATCGAGCCGGACACCCCGGCCGCAATGCGCGCCGTGAACCGGTCCAGGAACCTAGACATGCGCGACCTCCCACCAGTCCGTGCGTGTTTCGCCGTCGACGAGCGCATACGCCGACACCGGCGCGGGTTCCGTGACGACTTCGAGCCCCCACAGGGCATAGGTGAGGG